ACGTGAACGTGCTCTTAAAGATCCTCGTCTTAACCTAACCCTTGGTGCTGGTATTCTCAGAAACATCTATCAAAAGTATGGCAACTGGAAAGACTCTATCTATGTGTGGAACATGGGTGAGACTGGTTACAAAAGATGGGTAGATGCTGGTAGACCTAATACAGAACAAGCTGGTTATGCAAAAGGTTTATATGAACGTTTTGAAAAGGCACGTGCTAAATACGGCGATGTATCTGCACTACAAAGTCGTGGCACCATGCGTACAAGTATGCAACGCTTTGGTCGCCCTAGTTTTGAACGACCCTCTTCAGTGGTTTTTGAAACATCTAGTGGTCAACCTGGTGTAGATCTTTACTTTGAAAGCAAGCGATTCCCAGCTGTACTTGACGGCGTAGTTAAAGACATTAGCCGTGAACCTGGTTATGGTAATTACGTAGTTATTGAATCAATTGATCCTAGTACTGGACAAAAGGTAGACGTTCTGTATGGTCACCTTGCAGACGATATCTCACTACGTCCTGGACAACGCATCTCTGCTGGCGATATTATTGGTACACAAGGTGGTACAGGTAATGTACGATCAGTTGATGGTACCATTGCTTCTATTGATTTCCTTGCTCCTGCGCCTCGTGGTAGTAAGAGCATGACTCCTTACGCTAATTTTAATAATCTAAGACGGTTTATTGTCTCACAAATGCAATAGAACTAATGAACGAAGACGATCTCACGCAAGAGATCCTGTTTGGTACGCCAGACATGACGGCAGAAGAGGAGCAGCGGATGATGCTGCAAGCAGAGCAAAGTCAACGTGACATGCAACTCATGGAGGACATGGCACGTCGGCAGATGCTGCAGCAAGCGGCTGCTGAAGCTGCTCCTCAACAGCCTCAAGGATCCACGCAACAACCTGCTCAACCTACGGGTCAAGAGCAAGAACAACAGCCTCAACAAGAAGGTGGTATTGACATTGGTGGTCTCGCTAGGCAAACACTAGAAGGTGCAATGACTGTACCTGCTGGTATTCTTGACTTTGGTGTAGACCTTATCAACATTCTTCCTAGTAAGGAAGTACCTGGAATGGTCAATCCATTCCGTCCTGATGGTAAGGTACAGAAACTCCCTAAGTTTCAAAGTGATATTACTCAAGGATTTAGGGAGATTAGCAGTATAGTTGCTCCTACACTTATTTTAAGTGGTGTTGGTGGTGCTGCTCTTAAAGGTGTTGGCAGCGCAAGTAAAGCGAAAATGCTACAAGACCCTTTTGTTAAATGGGTTGCACCTAAACTATTTTCAGCTGGTGTTGGTGCGGCAGTCGATTATGTTGCAGCACCTAACCAAACTGATGATAACCTGACTGGTACACTTAAAAAGAACTTTCCAGCTCAATTTGGTTGGATTCCTGACAATATTGCTACATTAGATAGCGATAGCCAGGATTTAAAACGTACTAAAAACGTAGTAGAAGGAGTTGGACTCGGTTTATTTGTTGATGTTGCCGAGGGTGTAGCTAAAGTTGTCAAAGGCATTCGTGGAGTAGTTCGTTCTACTCAATGGGTACCCGAGTCAGAAAAGGCTACAGCATGGTTTTCAAAGAACTTAGGTACCGAAGCTGCTGATGACATCGAGGAGGCTATTGCAGAGTCTGCTGCGCGTCGCTCAGACGCTTTAGATGAGCTTGGTGAATACAACTTCTCTAAGAATGCTAACCTTGATGAGCCGATGCTCGGTGTCCATGACCTTTATGGTTATGAAGAATCAGGTATTCGTTCTGTAGATCCACTAGGTATTGTTGGAGCTTCAGTTGATGTAGTACGTATTAATAACAACATTGATAGTGTCTATGGTCGTGTAGGTAGCGTCATCTCTGAACCTGCTCTTAAGTTTGGTCTTGAAGTACCTGAAGGTATGGAGACTATTATTAAAGGTCTCGCCTCTCAGTTGCAAGATGCTGGTGAGTATGGATACAAGACTGCTTCGGGTAAGTACATTTCCCACAAAGAAATCATGAGTGCCGGTGAAGATCTGGCTATGGATTTCTACAGGATGGATACGCCTGAGCTTCAACAAGCAATTAAGAAGTGGCAAGGTATTGATGTAGATACAGGTGCTCCTGTACTGAAGAGTGAGGCATATGCTGCTGTCTTCCAGACTATTAATAAGTTGATGGATGACTACGCTAACATGGATGTTATGCGTGCTCAAGCATATGTTGGTACTTCTTTTGCTGGTCAGGTTTCTGACATGGCTCAAGGTGTACGTCTAATGGATGGTACTGCTGCTGTTGATCGAGCACAAGAACAGATCCTTGATCGTCTTGAATTCTTGATGGCACAAAAGGGTATGACTTCATACTCTCGTGGTCGTGCATTGAATATGCTTAACCTGTGGAATCGTCTTACGATGAAAGGTAGCGAAGCTGCTGATGCTGGTTATGCTAAGCGTATTCAGAATACGATTAAAAATGAAGAAAATGAAACCCTTAAGGCTATTGCACGTATCAAAGCTGAAGCCAAGCAAACCATTAACACTCTACGTGAAGTAAAAGCAGAGCGTCCTGAAATGCTTGCGCCGCTGATGATGGCGTATGAGTTTACTGATGGTAAGGTAGACACAATCTCTAAGCTTAACAACTATGTTCGTAGTTCTTTAGGTACTATCAGTAAAGCTTTCTTTGATGGTGAGCCTGACATTCCTTCTGTTGTAATGCGTGGCTTCTGGTCTAACCTTTATAACTCTACTCTTTCTGCTATCGGTACTCCTACCAAGGCAGGTGTTTCAAACATTGCCTTGCTTGCTGAGCGTCCTATCTCTCAGATGGCTGGTGCTGTAATTAACGGAGACATGGCTAGTGTTCGTAGGGGTTGGTATCAATACTCTGCTGCTTGGGATACACTTACTAATGCATTAGGTTACATGAATCAGGTCTTCCGTAGGTCTGCTTCTGACCCTTATGTAATGACTCTTCGTGAAGATACAGGTATAGCAGATCAAAAGCAACTAGAGCTACTTAGTCAGTTTGCTGATGCTAAAGCACAACAAGGTGAGTATGGTCCTCAAGTAATGATGTCTATTGTAGAGGCACAGAATGACCTTGCAATGCATCCATGGCTTCGCTTTGGTCAACGTGGTATGCAGGCATTTGATGGCTTCACTCAAGCTGTTGTTGCTAACTGGGAAGCACGTGGTAAGGCTTGGGATACTGTAACTAAAAGCGGTGTAATTCCTCTTGATAAGAAAGCTTCTGATCAGCTATCTAAAGAGGTATATTCTGCAATGTTTGACGAAAATGATAACATTACAGACTCTGCTGTACGTTATGCATCTGGTGAGATCTCTATGGCTTTGGATAACTCAGCCAATGATGCTCTTTCTGGTCTTATTCGTACTGCTCCTATCCTCAAACCATTCCTTCTCTTTACTAAGACTCCTTTGAATATGGCTACTTACTTTGGTAGTCATAATCCTGTTGGACTGTTTATTGATAAGGTAAATGCCTTTGATCGTCCATTTAAGCAAATGTCTGGTGTTGAAGTAGAGCAACTGCTTTCTTCTCGTGGTATTGATTATACTATGGAGAATATTGAGAGCGTCTACAACACAGAACGTGCAATTCTGAAGGGACGTAAGGCTATTGGTACGTTAAGTGTGATAGGTGCTGTTGGCCTGTTTATGTCTGATCGCCTCACTGGTGATGGTCTTTATGACAAAGAGAAGCAACGGCTACGTCGTGACGCTAACTGGCAGCCTCGTTCTATCCGTGTACCTGGTGGTAATTGGGTTAGCTACGATGGTATTCCTGGTGTTAGTGACTGGATTGCGTTGACAGCAAACATTATGGATAACTTTGATGTCCTTAATTCTGCTGATCTTGCAGAAAATCTACGTGCTGCTGGCTTTGTCCTTAGTGCTACCATTACTGATAAGTCTATGTTGGCTGCTCTGGAGCCTCTTAATGACGTTATCCGTGGTGATGTTGGTGCTATTAACCGCTGGACTTCTTCTTTTGCTACTAGTGCTGCCATGCCCGGCTCTAGTTTGATGGCTGAGTTTGGTCGTCTCATTACTCCTAATAAAAAGGAGCTTGAGAATAACTTCTTTGATCTGGTGTCTAATCGTCTCCCTGTTGCTAAGCAGAATCTACCTGATGCTGCTGACTGGATTGATGGCGGTCCAGTTGGAGCACCTCCAAACTTCTGGGCACGTGTATGGAATACGTACATGCCTTGGAAGGTAAATGGTGACATCTCTCCTGAGAAGCAGTTCCTTATTGACATTGAGTACGATGGCCGTCCTACACTTAGAAGTAATGGTCGTGGTGTTGAATACAGCAACGAAGAACGTTCTGAAGTTACCAGTATGATGGGTAAGCAGGGTCTGTTTAAAGCAGAAATCCAACGCATCATGCAAAGTGAAGATGGTAAGCAATTCCGTAAAGACTTTAAAGAAGCAAGGAATAAAGGTCTGGCTCCTGATGTAGAGAAATTTAAGCCTATCCACTTGTATTTGGATGCTGCTCTACGTTCCTCTATGCGTCTTGCTGAATCCCAAATCTCTACTAGGGATGGTATTCAACAAAAAGTTTATAAGAACCAAACTGTTGAGAACTTCCTACAGGTTGGTGATATTGAAGGAGCTGATCGGTTCCTTAAGGACATGAAACAACAAATGTCTTATTAATGCCACCCGCATTAACCTCTTATACACCTAACAATGGCTGTAACTGAAAACGTATTTCTTCCAATTGGTGATCCTGGTGGTCCTACTTCAGGTCAAACAGACTTCACTTTTACATTTGAATATCTAAATAAGGACACTGACATTAAGGTAAGCCTTGATGGTGTCGATACAAATGCATACACATTTCCTACAGGCAGTGTAGTTAGGTTTAACACAGCTCCAGCTGATGGTGTCGTTGTCCGTATTTATCGTGATACGGACATTGATACTGCTCGTGCTGTGTTTGCTCCTGGGTCCGTTATTCGGGCTCAGGACCTTAACGATAACTTTGAACAGATTCGTTTTGTTGTCCAAGAAACAGATAATAACACTTGGGACAATGAAGTTGATACAGTTAAATCCACAAACCCTTGGGTTAGCTCTGATGCAAAGGTAGCTACAACTGCTGCTATTGATGCTAGGTTTCAGGATGAACTTAATGAAACCATTGATAGCACTGAAACCTGGGTAAGCAGTAACGATTATATTGCTACTACTGCTGCTATTGATCAACGTATTGATACTGCAATTACTAATGATATTGCAGGGTCTGACGGTGTAACAGTTTCTGATGATGGTGACGGTACAATTACAGTCGGTCTTGCAGCTAATAGCGTAGATCTTGATCGACTTAAAGATGAAGACATCATCACTTATTCTGAACAAGAAGCTGGTAGTCCATCTTGGTTAACT